CTATTTTGTTGTTTTACATTTTCAAGGTAATGAAGAAATACCGATGCGCTTCCCAAAAATGGTTCAAAGTAGTCGTTATGTTGTGGAAACTTTTCTACTAATAGATTTTTTACTCTTTCTTTGGAGCCTACCCACTTCAATGGTGTTGTCATAATCTAAGCAAAATTTTTTGATATAATTGTAAATTTGAGGGTCTTCTTTGAACCATTCGCTGTGCAAATTTAGATGAGCGAATTTTCCATGAAGAAATGATTCTTCTAATTTTGTGGTTGTTCCTAATATTCTGAACGCGCTCGGCCCTTCAGGATTCATGTTGCCAATTTGTTCTAATCTCTTTGCGGCACTTTTTTTAGTCTTGCCGATCTTTATTGGACCACCACTTATTTTTTGTAGAAAATAAACTGTATACATGCCATAGCATAGTTATTTAAAACGAAAAAAGACGCCAGAACACGACTTCTGGCGTCTTCGCTCGAAAGGTCAGCACATTAAATCGAGCTTCGTTGTTTTGTTACGGACGAGCATCAGGAACGGTAGCTTCCATTCCGAAACCCTTGTTGACAACAAGCCACATAACTTCGTGGTCGCCTGTTCCAGTAATGGTAATACCAGTCATTTTGCTACTTGCCTCAGTTTTTACAGCCAAAATGCCTGTAACTGCGGTTGCTCCTGTGCAACCACCTGCTGTGACTTGCACTACATAATCAGCAGCCGCACCAGCCAAAGGTCGCGGGAAAACGACGGTGACTGTGCCACTCGCCAAAGTAGCTGAACCAGCGGCGACTACGTGCGGGCAAACATTAGAAACCCAAAAGTTACGGTTGTTTCCTGGCCCCTTCATTCCACGAACTGCGCCAACTCCACTAATACCTGTTACACTAGATGCACCCATTTTATTACCTCCAAAATTGTTTGTTGTCTGAAGTCATCTAAGAATATCTAAACTCTTGACTTTTATTCTGGCGTGCATTTGGAAAAATTTTTTTCAACTGTATATAGAGTATGTTACACACAATCGAGCCGACCGATTACCAGCAACAAGTTATTTTTGGAACCATTCTGGGTGGCTCTTCTATTATAAAACCCAAAAATGGGAAACATGCTTATTTGGCAATGCGTGACAGAGACGCGCGTTGGTTAGAATATAAAGGCGAGATATTGAGAACCCTTACTTCCCCAGAACCCTTCACATTAGGGAATACAAATCGTTGGCATTCTTTTTGTTTGCCTTTTTTCGATACTGTGCATGATAAATTTTATAGAAAAGATAAGCGTCTTTTGAAAACTGAGATATTAGATTCTTTTCGGGATATAGGTATCGCTGCTTGGTTTGGAGATTCTGCAAAGAAGACCAGACGGGGAATTTTGTTAAACACCCATGTTTGGGGACTTAAAGGAACTAAAACTATCAAAGAATATTTAGAATTATCTCTGATTGGCGAATCTGAAATAGTTATGAGTCGTGGTTGTTATAGACTAAAATTGAAAAAACAAACTACCATAAACATTTTGAAATTAATAGAACATTGTTTGCCTAGTTACCTAAACCTGCGACCAGAATTGTAAAAACTTTTTGTTCGTGCTATAATAAAAGTATGAATGATATAGATAATGCAGTTTTGGTAGCTGCCAGATATCACAGTTACCAATATAGATCGAATGTAATCAATGGGCAAAAAATGCCGTATTTGATTCACCCAATGGAAGTTTGCAAAAAGGTATGGCAATGGGGTGTTGGAGAAGAGCATATGCTGATCGCTGCTGTTCTCCATGATGTAGTAGAAGATTCTGTTCTTTCTGTGGCATCAATCGAGCAACAGTTTGGACCGCAAGTTGCTAAAATTGTTGAAGAATTGACTTTTAAAACGGAGGCAATGGGAACAGAAAAAGCTAAACAAAAGGCTGATTATGTTGCCACCTTTGCCACAAAAAGTGTCGAAGCTCTTATCATTAAAATGGCTGATCGACTAATCAATACAATGGATCATTTCTTCACTGATCGCGGTAAGTGTGTGAAATATTATCGCAAAGCGGATGCTTTGTTCAAAGCATTTAGAGATCGACAAGAAGAAATTATGCTTGCTTTTGGCGACGATGTTTTATCCGCTATTTGGTTAGATTTCGATAAAGTAACTTCACAAGTAAACACGGCTCTAATCTAGTCGTTTACGCCTCTAGCAATAACTCTCCCCAAATCTATTACAGGAACTCCCAAGTTAGGCATTGTCCAAGTGGCCGATGCTATGGTTTTGTTGATCTGTACGTTAGATAAATCCCAAGTGATTATTACTTCTTCTTGTGGCCAACGTATTTCCATTCTTTTTGGTAGATATACGTTCGTAGTGGTCTTATATGAATCAACGATAGTGATGCTACCCAAAACTCGACTGTTCTTGTCGAAGATGTAATATCCTACAATTGCTGGTTTCGATGGATCAATTAAAGTACCAATAACAACTTTGGAACGACGAGTGCTTGTTCTTTCTTCTAAATTAAAGAACTTTCCATCACTCTGTTTCTGTATTGTTCCTATTTTTATGTTTCCCACACCCATTGCTTCAATCATCCAATGTGGGTTTAATGAATCTTTAAGTCTTGTTTTTAGTATATTACCATATTCGCAACGGTACATGGCATTGCGGTTAATTCTTTTGCCATAAAACCAGAATTCGGTTTCATTGGAGCCAATGTCAGACGTAAATTCATTGTCGATAGCCGATCTGTTAGACATGCGGAATCTGGTATCTTTTTGGAAGTAAAATTTACCCAGTAATGTAAAAGTCAACGCTCTTTTTCTAATCACTAGTTGAGAATCTCCAACCAATGTGACAATGCTTTTGTTGGATGCATTGATTTGGTTTATGATCTCTTTTTCGTCAGCAAAAACAAAAGACGAAAATAGAATAAACAGTAATGCCAATAATTTTTTCATTATCGAATGTTGTTCCTCAATGTTTGTAAGGCATTGACATCAACAGCACTAGTTGGAACGATAATTCCGCTTCCAAATCGACTGTTGTAAGCATTCATCAACTCATCTTCTGGGTCTAATGAATACACAATGAATCTAGATGGTATTGTAACTGATTCTTCTTTAGAAAGAGCCAAAAAAGGCATCATACCAGCACTACCATCTGGCATAAGAATAACACGAATAGGTTTATCTAACTTATAGCTATCTTCGGTTACGGTTACTTCAGCAAGAACATCTTCGCCCGTGTGCAATCGAACTAATTTAATCATTTTTTTCCCTTTGTAAAATTGGCTTATAATAATCTAGTATGTTCTCGTAGTTTTTCTAATACCAAAGTGTTTGGGAAATATATTTGTTCAAATAAGTCTGCTAATTCTTTTTGATAGACCTCAGAAAGCGCCATTGCTATAGCAGGAGATCGAGAGAGACCTGCATGACAATGGATCATCATGATATTAGATTTATCCCAAACCTTACCAGCAAATTTCAAAGCTGCTTTCGCTTGTTCATTGGTAAAACTAACATCCTCAATGTAATAATCAATATCAGCAAATTGCAGTTGCAACAAGCCAATACGATTCTCTTTTTTTATGTCAGGAAAGCGATCAGTATGAGAAATGCTGATGCATGACCAAGGTTTGTTGTATGAGAACTTTGCCGCACTATCTTTCGGCAAAACTAAGATTTTGCCAATTAGGGGCCTTCCGTAAAATTGCATATCATCTCCATTTATTAAATAGTTTTAACTGTCTAGGATTTTTTCCTCTTGAACGACTTATTTCCAAAGCTGTAGTTTTACCTTTGGTTGTTTTCTCTCGTTTCAGTCTATCTCCTTCTCCCCAATCTCTGGGCCATTCTCCCATTCTTGTAAGAAATCTAATCAAGGCTGAACCTCTTAATAAAACATCAACGCTCATTGAGTTTGCGAAATAATCTCCTGGCTCAACCCCTCTTGGAAGCTCTCCCCAATAATCCTCTTCAGGTGCTTGAGTTGCCGAAGAATCCCCTTCTTTTACAATAACCAATAAGCCGTGATTTCTAATATCGTTGTCTGTTACATCATGAAAACTTTTGTTTAATTTGACGCTGATGTGGTGAACCATCGCGGTAACAGCTTTACCCAATCGTTCTTTGTCAGTTGCAAATACTATTTCATCATCTTCTGTAGGTTTGCCGTATTCTTCGCCGCCATAGTGTTGAGCAACAAAACTGCCTAATGGACCGTGCCAACCGCCCTGAAGTCCATATTTTTTTATAGTGTCAGCATTGTCTATCACAGTTCCGTGATATAAAGTCTTCTCTAGCCATTGCTTAAATCTCATGTGGTTTATTTCCGACTCTTTCAGGGGTATAATCTATGTACTATGGACGAACTAGATTTACACGGCATTCGCCACTACAAAGCGGATAGATTGGTTGAGAATTTCGTATTGCTCAACGAACCGCCACTTCGTATAATCACTGGCAACAGTTCGCGAATGCAAGCCATTGTGTGTGAAGTCTTGCAACGACATGGCTTCTCTTATGAATTCGAGTCCTATTGGAACCTTGGTGCAATCATTGTGAAGGATACAGAATGAATCAAGATTTTTCTGAACAGGTCGAAGACGGGGCAAGGGCTATGTATCGGTTTGCCCAAATGTTGGTGAATCATCATCCTGTATACCGAACTGCCCCTGGTAGTCTGTTGGACACCGCCAAACACATTGATTTGGTAGTCATGATGGTTAAAGGGCCAACTGTGCTGGACAAATATGGCGAACTGCCCATTTGGCCGACGCCAATCATCAATCCTGACGATCAGACATTGAAAACATTTGATGTTAAAGCCAGAAAGCGAGTTCTAAGGTCTGGCCCATTTGCTGACGAGAATTTATTTCTTTTGGAATGGAAAAACGTGTATGGTGGCAGAAGTTGGCTGCAAGGTATTGCTACCTATATAGCATTTGAGCAAGAGTGGGGTTTCCATGTTGTTCAAAGAAAACCTTTGGCGGAATATGTGAGAACGAGAATAAATTGGACAATTGCCCCCGTTCAAACTGAGAACCCTCCTGTGCCATTTAAAAAGTACCAAAGAATAAAAGATGATAGATCGGATGTTTTCTTTTATGTACCCGTAAAGGAAGTTCTCGATAATGTCCCTCATGCAGAAATGAGAGATGTTAAGAAGGACTATTTCAAATTTTAATTTGAAATTTGTGTTACTTCCATGCTATAATACACATGGAGGTCGCACATGAAGAAAATAAATGATAAACCCATTTCCACTCTGGAAGAATGGGACTGTGGCAGATTTGACCACGCCGCAGCCGTTAAAGAAGTTGATAATCTATTGGAAAACTCTCGGCTGATGTTCGAATGTTGTTCTACAGGCTCTAGCTCAGAATGCAAAAAAATAAGAGAACATAATCAAGATATTGTCAAAAGGATTTATGATCCTTGTCACTTCGCAGCCCATCGTTTGGTCAATGTGTTTACGATGTTCGGGCCAATGTCAAAGATAGAGCATGGCAATGTCGAGGAAGATATTGCTGCTTACACAAGAATGATGAAAGTCGTTCTTTATCCCGATACGGTAAATAATTGGGCTAAAATACACGAGGCTTCTAGAGAATACATTGATGTTATATCTCTTGAACTCAAAATGGAAATATTGCGAGAAATAACTGTCGATCTTAGAAACAATGTTGGGCATTTATTTTCAGAAAAATTCCGCAATACAGCCCAGATTAGAAATGTATTTTCTAAAGTGATTACAAAAATGCAAGCTAAGACTGGTGTGGCACCCAATTGGATAGTCACTAGTCCTGAAATCGCAGATAGTTTGAACGATCAATCTCCTTTGCGATGCCGTTTTATCGAAGGTGCATCCGTGTTCGAACATTCTTTAGGAATCAATCCGTCATGGATAGTTCGTATAGACGATAAGGATTTATTGGTCTTTACTGATCCTTTATTTCCAATAAGTGAAATGTTGTTTGGCTACAAGGGAACAAAAAAACACCCATCTCCTTATTATTATGCTCCTTATGTGCCACTCACCTTGACTCCTAAAGCAGAAAATCGTCATGGCATCTTAAACAGATATGCGAAAAGATTGATGAGGGGTGGTGCAGCATATTACGGAAAACTAATCATTGATAATGTTGAGGGCCTAACAGGTGGATGTAAATAACGGTAGAATTTATCCAGAAAGTGCCATCCTACATCGAAATACTGGCGACCAAATGAAACGCAAATTCGAAGTGGCAGAGTTGGTAGAAACGAACTCTGCCCTTGCGGAAGCATGAAGAAGTTCAAAAAGTGTTGCTTAAGGGGAACACCACCTTTGGTTAGAGGAACCCCACCCAAATCTAAGGTGGGGTAGTTGCTTTAGAGACCTTTTCGTTGGTTTAAGTAAACCGAATTCTTTGAGCATAATTTATATATGGATTATGTCTCACCATTTGAGTTTACTTCTGGCAAAGTTGTTGTGCTAGTGGACCCGCTACATGATTCTTAATCACAATAGCAGTCTTTTTGCCGATTTCCTTCTCGACTTCCCTTGACCAAACAACCTCGCCTTCACTTTCTCGTTTCACATCTTCAACCATTGGGCCAATGAAGAACTTAATGTTTTCGACGGCGATTGGTTTTTGAAGTTTGTCGGCAACATGCTGCAAACGCATGACTGTTACCCATTCTGCGGCAATTTCTTGCGCCTTTTGCATAACTTCTAATTGCCCAGGATCAGCTACTCGTTTGGGAGTAGCGGTTTCCCTAAACTTATCTTTTTTATGTTTAGCAATCATTCGTTTGCCATTATTGAGAGTAACTTCAATTGGTGGCCTGACAACAATACCTTCTGAAGGGTGGCCTTCCCCCATACCGTTACGAATAGCCTGAACAGAATCTCGTTCCATTTCTTTGTTCAAAAGGGCTACATCGGCAGGGATTTTCACGTAGTATACGAATTCCAATCCTAACCTTTTCGCTACTTTTTCGGCAGTTTCCACATTGAGCCAACATTCGCCAACTTTAACATCGAAGGCAATGAACTTCGTTTCCTTGCCGTAAGTTTCTGACATAGCTTGTTGCTTGCCGCCATAAGCCTCGCCGTAGATAGTAATTGGCAAACCATCATAGGTTTCTTTGAATTTTTCTAATAATTCCTTCTCGTCAAACAAAGAGACGAATTTTTCATAAGTTTCACCACCTGAGAAATAGGTAATTCCTTTGATAGGTGAACCATGTTGATTTACAGGATTATAACTAATATGTGCCGAAGTTCCATGAATCTTCTCTAGGGCATAAACTTCTTTGAATAAGAGAACATCTTGCTCTTTATAGAGGTTTGGTATATGGAGATAGCTCACTTGATGCCTCCTTATGTTTATCAATATAATTTGCTAAAAGTCGAGCTATTTGTGAATTTTCTTGAACGAATCCAACAGCCGCATTACAATTACCGCATAACAGCTCTCTAACTTTTCCATTGATGTGAGAATGGTCTACAGCCAATGCTTTTTTGTTTTCATTTTGATGTTTTCCGCAAATAGCACATCTATTATTTTGATTGTATAACATTTCGTTGTATTGTTCAAGTGTTATTCCGAAATCTTTTTTTAATTTATTGTTTCTCATTCGGCATTTGTTTTTTATGTATCTTTCGTGCCTATCTTCTGGACTATCATATTTTTTAACTAATTCTTTCTTGCACTCTTTGCAATGGAAATCTATGCCATTTTTTGCCGCTTTATTACAACTGAATTCACTTAATGCTTTTTTTGTCTTGCAGCAAGGACAATATTTGATCCCTTTTTCGAAATCCTCCCGTGAATCTAAAGTATAATATCGTGGCGTGGCACCACGGTCTTTGCTTTTTTGACGGCACCATTCTGTCTTTATTTTGTCATCGCATTTTTTGCAATAACAACGAAGCCAATCTTTTGTGCTTTTTTCCTTGTAGAACTCCGACTCTTCCTTTTCTTCGTTACATTTTTTACAAATTTTCATAGGACACCTCCATATAGATATTATATGTATGTAACCTAGTAATTTTCCTTGACTATTTCTGTTAAATTTACTACAATTACGACATGATTAAAGAATATCTCGCTAAATGCTATAAACTAGCAAAGGGTAGCCCCGACCCTTCTAACCAAAATGGGGCAATTTTGATTGATGATGTTGGAATAATATGGGGTTCTGGCTGCAACAAGTTTCCTGAAGGAATTGAAGTTACAGAAGAATTGTTGAACGACCGTGAAAAGAAATTGTTCTATATTGAGCACGCTGAAAGAAATGCTATTTTCAACCGTGCTCGTAATGGGAATACTAGCGAACTTATGATGATTTGCCCGTGGTTCGCGTGCTCAGATTGCGCAAGGGCTATCATTCTGTCTGGAATCAAAAAAGTAACTGGCCATCAAGAGCGCATGGATATGACGCCTGATCGGTGGAAGGCGTCGGTTGCGGCTGGCCTAAAGATGCTCACAGATTGTGGCGTAGAATTAGAATTTTGGTCTGGGAAGGTAGGTTGTGAACCAATCAAAGTAAATGGGGAATTGTGGTATCCATAAAATGGGATTTTTTAGACATAGACCAGATGGAAACCATGATTTGGCAGAAATTTCTACCAAACGGCTTAAAGAATTGGTAGAATATTATAAAGAAAGATTGAAAGAAGGCAAAAGTAAAATATACACGCAAATGCTCAGAAAGTATGATTATGAGTTAAGAAGGCGTCCTGATTACAAATGAAAACTCACACAATCCGTTGGAATGGGAACAAAAGTCACAGAATCGTGACTTTTTCCAAACAATTCGAGAAGAAGTTGCTGGAATCACATCCACAAGCATCTTCTGTTTTAATCAGCAAGTTTCTTGATAGTCTGAAGAGCTTAACTGGTAGAAAACACACCTTAGACTATGACCAAGAGCAAAGACTTAAGGTATTGATGGAGGGTGTTCGCGGCATTGTAGCAAACTACGAGCAAAATTTAACAGATAAATGGTTACAAGATGGGGTTCGTATGCTAGACGCCGATTTAATAACTATTTTGGATGTTTTAGATTGGGCATATAAGAAGATTCATCATATATAATGAACGTGAACGTCAATATGCAGCAGGTTCAGGATAATCCACAAGCTCTCCTCGATAATTTCTCAAAACGACCTTTTCTGGCGTCTGTGAAATCAAATACGTGGGCATGACAGGTATCTTCCCCTTGCCGCCAGGACTATCCACTACAAATTGAGGGATTGCTAACCCAGATAGCCTTCCCCGCAAATGCTCCATTATTTCTATACCTTTTGAGACCCTGGTGCGGAAATGTTCCACGCCTTGTACCAAATCGCATTGAAATAAATAATACGGCCTTACACGCATTTTGACTAAGCCGCGACACAATTCTTCTTGAATGTGTTTGTCATCATTGACACCACGTAACAACACCGATTGATTTCCAACCACAAACCCATTGTTTACCAATCTTTCACAAGCAGCTTTAGATTCTTTAGTAAACTCGTTAGGATGATTAAAATGAGTATTGACGAAGATCGGATGATACAATTTGAGTTCGTCTACTAGTTCATTAGTAATTCTGTGCGGAAGTACCACAGGCATTTTGGTGCCAATTCGGATTATATCAACTGATTTTACGCTCCGAATCTTTTCTATTATATGAACTAGCTTATCCGTGCCTAACATGAAAGGATCGCCGCCAGATACAATAACATCGGATATCTGAGGATTATTAGAAAGGTAATCTGTAATTCCGTTCAATTCTGTATCATTTATAACATGATCTTTCACTCCAACAGATCGTTTGCGAGTACAATAGCGACAATAGACAGAACAAACGCTAGTAGAAAATACTAATGCACGATCATTGTATCTGTGAACCAAACAACTAACGGGCGTCATTTGGTCTTCACAAAGAGGATCATCTTGCATGATCTCAGTCAATTCTTCTTCATGTGGAACGCACATTTTGAAGATTGGGTCTGAGTAATCGAATTTGCGGATCAATGAAAAGTAATAGGGGGTAATCGACAAAGGAAACTTTTCAGTTGTTTTTGCCGATATTGCGATCCCAGTTCTTTCTTTTAGTTCATTTACAGATTTGATCCTATTTGCAAGTTGCCATATCCAGTCAGACCACCCTGGAGGTTTGTCAGATGAGTCTCTACTACTAGGAGGTTCTTCGTTAGGTGCTATTTCATTGTCCATTTTTATTCCTTATTACTGATTCGCAAAATTTAAATAGTTCGTGTTCTGACCAAGCGTTTTTAGCATACTGTGCCATCATTGAAACAAACTGAATATTTTCTTTAATGTAGCCTTTTGAGTTATCAATTCTATCTAAACTCGCTCGGTCAGGCGTCTTTGCTAGTTTTTCAGCTTGTGAACTGGGTGTAATTAACTTCCAGCCAGTGTAAGGGCATATGCCTTTTTGTTTATCCCATTGTTCTTTGATATCTTCTAAAGTAAGATTCATTTCTTTTTGATGTTCTTTGGCGTGCGCACGAATTCTGTGAAGATGAATTCTAAATGGTGTGAATTCGTCACATTTACTTATCGGG